TCTGTGTTTTCTGTATCGTTACCCAACAGTGTTCTGTAAGCCATACCGAACATCTTACGAGCCTGCTGACCGATGAATACGCCGGGAGCGATTTCTTTGGAACCGTCGCATTCTGCGAATTCATCGGGATACATGTATGCTTCTACTGTAGCGCCGAATTCTTCTACGGAAATCAGGTTCAGGTATTTGATGTTGTCAGCCCAGATTGCTGTTGCTTCAGCACCGGAAGGGCTTTCTGTTACAGCTGTCAGGCCATTCCAGGGAACACCTTTTGTGTAAACGCCGCCAGCCTGAATAGGATACAGTACGCCATGGTCGACGCCTGTTTCGTATGTTCTTTCGCCTGTTTTATCCCAAACAAGTCTCATAGTTATCATCCTCCATTTTTTAGTAATAAAGTGTGAATACGTAATGATTCAGGTTGTCCGCCACATAGAAGCTGTTGAAACTGCAGTATCGCATCTTGGATAAAGCAAATATCACAGGATGGTCGGGTAACTCTGTAATTACGGTCAGTTGATAAGAAAATCTCTGGCTATACACACGGTTGTTCGCATGCACATTGCCAATATCATTTCTTTTATAGATGATCGCGGGGTAATTGATCTTTTTGCTTTCGGGAGGCTGATAGTATACATTTCTGCTTCCAAGAATCTCCTCCAGTTTATACTGCAGTTCTTCTCTACTTGCCATTGTATACACCTCCCACAGTCAGGATCAGTCGGGGATGCTGTACTTCCACATTCGTGATTTTCCATTTCGTCCCCATATATGACGCATATCTCATCAGATGAAAGTTCTGATAGGCGAAGGGATCGGCTAATATGCTGATGCTGTTCGCGATGTTGATATCGTCATTCACCTGTCCGCTGTTCTGCATGGAACGGGTATTTCGAATCAGCTCGCCAAAGAAAGGACGCTCGACGATTTTTTCACCCCACACGCCGGGCATCAATTCCACTTCTTCTGCTTCAGCGTAGCCGATTACCCCATAAAACTTCGCCATTTTGAATTCTCCTTAATGGATTCGGATTACAGTTCGCCTTCTTCTTCTTCCATCTGTTCGCCGCCAGCTACAGGGCCTGTAACAGGTTCTTCCAGAGCGATAGCAGAGAAGATTCTTGTCAGAGCAGCAGACAGTCTTGTTTCGATCAGGAATTTCTCCTGGTTGAAGTCGATGTCGAACTGCTGGAATCTTGTGATTTCGCCGCCCTTTGTTGCGCCTACATGATAGTCGTCCAGGTTAACGAAGATACCCAGCAGTTTGTGCTGTTTGCCTTCTTTGTCTGTTCTGATCTTGCCTTCGAACTGTTCTGCTGTATAGATATCTTTAACATTCAGTGCGGAAGCCAGTTCGGATTTGGAAGAGTAGATTCTTCTGCCGTTTCTGTCTCTAGCCAGCAGCATGATGTTCAGCAGATGAGGTGTGCAGTAGAAATCGGGTGTACCGGAACCTTTGAATTTTTCTCTGGAATACAGAGCTGCTGTGATCATCGCTTCTGCGTAGATGTAATTTTCACCGAAGTACATATTTGTGTTTGTGCCCTGCAGTTCTTTCTTAGCAGCTTCGATGTCGATGTCTCTGTGGATTGTGTACAGTTCGTCGTCTGTCCAGATAGGTCTGATGTGTTCTTCGTGGATCTTGTCTTCATCGCCCACATCTCTGCCGTCACCGATCATGAATGCCAGAGCCAGTTCTTCGTTCAGGTTCATTTTCATCACGCCGTACTGGTATTCAACAACGTCAAAGTCTGTAATATCAATGATGTCGTCTCTGTGCAGAGCGTCTTTGCGGTATACTGTCTGAGGGTCTGTTGTTCTCTTCAGCAGTTTGATGTTAGCGCCGTTCTTTTTCGCTTTGCCTCTGTCGTTGTAACCCAGAGCTCTCAGGTCTTCGCCTCTTGCGTCAGCCTGTCTTGTTCTGATTCTGCTGATGGGAGATTTATGTACTTTCTTCATTACTGTACCAACCCAGCCCTGATCTCTTGTGATCAGTTCAGGAGCGCCGGGGCGTACGTCTTTGTATTCAGGGAACAGTGTTTCGATCTCGTCGATACCGTGAGCCAGAGCTGCGTCATTCGCACAGTATTCTTCCAGAGCCGCCTGCAGGCTGCCGCATGTGTTGGATTTCGCTCTTGTCAGGATTGCTTCCTGGTCAGCGTGTGTCAGCACTGCGCCCTGTCTTTCGTCTGCGTCGAAAATATTGTGTTTCATATCGTCGTTTCCTCCTTCTTTCTTCTGCAGAAATTCGCCGAATAATGCATATACGGCCAGTTTCTGCTTTTCGGATAATGTTTCGAACACATCTGCGATTGTTTCGTTTTCGTCAGCGTGTTCTAAAGAGTCGTCTTCTTCCATGCCGTCGTGTTCCATGGAACCAAAGATTGCATAAACTGCGTTCTTCTGCGCTTCTGTCAGAGTGTCGAACAGTTCAGCGATCGTCATGTCGTTTTCGTTCTTTTCTGCGTGTTCCATTTCGATCAGATCGCCCATGTAAATTACTGCTTCTTCATCTACGTCATCGCTGTGCGCTACAACGGTATCGATGAATGCTTCGGGATTTGCGCCTGCCTGCACCAGACTCAGCTCACGAATTTCGCCGTGGATCACGTTATTGCCGTGCTGTTTCAGTCTGTTTGCATAAATGGACAAGCTTGTCAGATCGCCATGCTGTACCAGGATTTTTGCCAGCTGACCACCCTTTGTATCGTTGAATGTGCAGCGAGCATAAATGCCTTCTTCTCTGTGTTCCAGCACAGCATTACCGATCACATTTTCCAGATTGTTGTGATCGTGGTTGTAAACCAAAGGGACTGTCTTGCCGTCGTTGTGTTTGAATGCGTCTTTTGTGATGGTTCTGCCATCAGTGCATCTCACGTTGTGACGGGTCGCCCAGCCGCTAAAGTCAAATGTTGCCATTTTGAATTTCCTCCTTTAACTCTGTAATCTCTTCCGTTCTGGCAGCACCATTGCTTTTGGGTTCACTCAGGTTCTTGTTTCTGAGTTCGTCTGCTCTGGGGTCATCGGAAGGTTTCATGCCGATCGTCTGTCTGAATTCATTGGAAGACATGATTTCGTTACGTGTGAACTTATCGGCAATTTCAGCAATCTCGTTAACAGGTACCAGCTTGAAGGGGTCCTTGAAGAACATGATTGTCTGCTTTTGAGACCGAGCAGTTTTGGTGAGAAACTTGCGTTTCATCTCATCAGTAAGCGCGGAAAGGATAGGTTCGATCACGCGGTTGTTGTAGTTCAGCATTGTCTTCTCGTCCGCAGAACCATCCAGAATGCTTTGAGTGATTCCTAACTGGCTATATAGCATGCTCGTAAGGAATTCGATCTGTTTCATCAGGTTGTTCTCGATCGGGCGATTTAATTGGGTAATGCGCTCTGTACCGTCGGTATAGGCGATACCATACTTGGAACCTGCCAACTGCTGTTCGATATCTCTACGCCTGTTTTCGGCTTGCTGACGTCTCTTTTCGGTCTTGATGATGTATGGCAGCTGAATGATTAAGTCCAGCTTGCCGGAACTTGCCTGCTCATCGATTGCGTCCAGCAGCACAAGCTTTCGAGCCAGTCTCTGCATAGTGGAGTTAGGCTCGTTCATTACGGAATGAAAGGGATTCTCCACAATAGACACCATCGTCTTTGGCAGAGTGATCTCTCTCTTTTGTCCCGTTCTATCGTCGTAAACCCGCACCGTAACGTGTCTTGGATACCAGTTGACGATTTTTGCAACTCGCATCGATTCGATTTCAAAAGAAGAAGTCAGAGTCGGGTTTTTGTCTGTATCCACCGGAACAAGCGCAATGCAGCCTTCGTCAAGCATCGATAAAGCAGCATCATGAATGAATGCTCTGCCCGTCTGGTCGATGTTCGCTTCAACGGTCAGGCAGTTATTCAGCCCCGAATCGATTGCATGTAAAAAGCGTCCGTGCTCGTCCAGCTTTACGTGCTGAATTGACACAGACGCTACATCCAGTGCTATTCGATTAAATACAGAGGTGATGATAGAACGTTCGTTGCCTCTCGTCAGTCTTGGGCGGTCAGGTCTCATACCATAACTCATCCCAAGGTCGCGATAAGAACGCTCTGTTGAGTCTTTGTTTGTGATTACATTCCAGGCGTGTTTCAGTCTGGAGCCCAAGGAATTCTCCATTTTGAAGTTTCACCTCCTGTTTTTGGGCATAAAAAAAAGAGCCCCTTTCGGGACTCAGAATTGGTTTATCTGGTTATTTGAAAATCATTGCAACTGCGAAAGCAATAATCAGTGCAATCATCATGACAGCATAACTTCCAAACACAATAGCATCGGAAATGTTTCTTGTTTTCGCAACTTCTCGTTCTGTTCTTGCTCTTGACGATTCAACATCAACGTATGCCTGCGAACGAATACGCTCAAGTTTTACTTCATCGCTTTCGATGAGTAAGTCTGTAGAACCGCAATAAGGACACATAGCAACTTGTCTATCCGATGAAAGATGCATAATTCCTCCGCAACCTCTACATCGTAATGTCATTATTATAGTTCCAGTATTAGTATGTAATTTATTTCCGCAGTGAACGCAGAATTTGGTTCCTTCTTTTACTTCTTTTCCGCAGTTCGAACAGAACATAGAATCACTCCTCTGTCAATACTTTATATGTATTATAACAGAGGTTCTGTGAAGTTACAACTTAACGCTGATAGTTAGGTTTGTTCCAGCCAATTTTCTCAGCTTTCTTCTTCAGGTCTTTCAGTGCTTTTTCAGCCGCTTTCTTGCCGTTGTCTACGGCTTTCTTCATCGCACCGGAAGGATTCTGAACGATATCGTCCAGTTTGCCGCTACCAATGCTGTTCAGTGCTTTATTCACACGTGCCTGTGTGCGTTTCTTTGTATCGCCTGTCAGTTTGTAGTATTTATCCTGAGCGTCATACTTCAGGTTGTCAGCCGCTTTATCGGCTTTATCCGCAAGGTCTTTCGCCTTGTCTTTCAATTCTGCTGCACCTGCCGCTGCTGCGTCTTTGTAATAGTCCAGGTCTTTTGTAGGGTACAGAACAGTATTCACGTCATCACCGGCTGTTCTTTTGCCATTGCGTTTACCGTCATTGTAGCCCCATTTCATACCCTTCTTACCATCGTGCTGCAGATAGTC